TTGCCGCGTTAACCAGCGTTATCGTTGCGCCAAGGTCCTGCGCAGGCGAGACGTTAACAACAATGCAATCAAGCGTTTCTGATCCCGCCACGCCATAGGAAGCTAGGTCGCCAGCGATAAACTCAATGGCGTCCACCGTTGACCATTGGCCGGACCCGTTATAAGTCGCGGTTATTTGCTTGAACTGTGTGCCGCTGCTGACCGTCCTGACGCGTACGCCGTAAGACTGGCCAGAGACTAGGCCAAAGGTTTCATCAATCGAAAACGTACCAGCGCCAACGGACTTTACAATCCCACTACCCAGGCCCACGTCGATGATGTCATTTTGCACAAGGACAAGATCGCCCCTTGCGCATGCTAGGTTTTCAATGTCTGTCGTTAGCTCATACGTCTCCCTACGAAGACGTTTCTCAAGGTACGCAAACCGCGCATGCTTCTGCGCAAGAACCTCATTCGTGACGCCCCAAAGCTCCAGAGATTCGGTCTGTCCGATTCGGTTTGCTTCGAGAATAGCAGGGTCGTAATAGGTCCACTCGTCCAGCTCCCAGTCTTGATCTTCGTTCTGAAACTCAACTGTTATGCCGTCGGATGGATCAGGAAATTCACGCTTAGAGCTAAAGCCGGAACTATTCTTCGGGGTGAAAATCTGAGTCGGGATCAGCTTCTCGATGTTCTGCACAACACTGAACTTACCATCGCGCATTGCAAACTCAGCGCGTCCGGTCTTCGCCACGTTATTCAATACGGACTTTAAAGGGGCTGACTCGTTGTTGTAGTTGGAAGCCTCCCATCCATCCGTTACGCACCTTGTCCGCCAAGCGTCCAAGTCGTCCAGCCTGATCCTGCTGTTACTTACGCGGGCGCGGTTAAACGGACCTTGTAGCGCCCATCGGTAAAGCTCTGCTGGGTTGCTGCTGGGCGTGAGAGATTGACCGAACCATTCACGCCAATCGTTTGCCCAAACAGAAGGCACAACCGATTCAGCAATAACATTTACAGAATCAAGGTTCCCGCTAACCTGATCGGTGGCCTTGATTTTTATAGCAAGGATAACGGGCCTGTAGTCTCCCGATGGGCTGCCGATCAGCTCATTAAAACGAGTTGTGGTAAGCGGCGCGTTGCGTTGCGTAAACTCCAAATTAACCGTGTCTGTCCACGGCCTATCGCCAACACCGACACCTTCCTCGGGCTTCAAGTTGCGCGCCCGGATTGTTACGGTGGTCTCTGTTGGCGGGTTGCCATGAAGGGATGGGTCAAACGCAATTGACCGTGTGAAAAATTTGTTGCTACTTGACCAAGCGGAAACGCTGGCCACGCTGTAGCCTTCGGGTGCGTCCAACACCACATAGCCGTTGCCATCGTCAAACGCTATATAGCTTAATGGTACGGCCTCTTCATAAGCAAAAAGGTTTGCTTTCCCATCCCCCCAGTTCCGACTTGTCGATCCAGTCCGATACAGTACGCCGCCTTCTTTGTACAGCCGATATGGAACTGCGCCTTTATTTGCAGCCGTTTTGTTAAAATACGAGGCAGGCGTAAACCAGTCACCAGATTGGCCCTGATACTGCAGCTGTATTGCCCCGCCGCCATTTTGTCTATACCCGTCGCTGTGCAACCAGTTAAGACCAAGAGGGTACGAAAATGTGACGTTTGTTACACCGCGACCCACTGGCACGAAGCTGGACAGCCATCCGCTGCCCTCTCTCGGCAACTCGTCTTGCACATTATTCTGAGTTACGTCTCTGGACCATATATCACGCAACGTTTCGGTGTCTGAGTTGTTATACCAGTCTACCGTCGCAACCTCTACTTCCCCAAAGCTGCTTATAGGGACTTCGCCAATGCGTACGTCAGTGACATCCATAGGCCCGTAGCCGACGCAAAGCAACATCCGGTAATATTGATCTTTGCCCCGGTACTCATAATAAGGATTGGCCGCATAAGCTGGCACAATCTTGCGCTTCCCAAGGATGTAGGGGATGGGCTCGTAGGCTTTATTCTGGTTGCTGTCGCCTTTTACACGCTTGCGCTTTTCGTTGTCAGAAATCTCGGGCTCTTCAGGGGCGAAGAGGAAAAAAGTGGCAACTGATACAGCGAGCGCGGCAATTGCTATCCACGTTATGGGGTCAAGTCCAGACGGCACTTGGTGCAGCGTCAGGAGATCCCCACTAGCCACTTCCTGGCCCCAATCATCAACCGGGTTGCCATTAATGAACGCCCGCGTGTGCTCTCTTGCAAGCCCCGTGTAGTCTCCATATATTGATTCAACGGTGCGCCCAGCCTGAACCGGCTCCTGAATGGGCGAAAGGAATGGAGCTTTTGAAACAACGATATTAGCGGTCATTTGCTGGCCTGTAGTTATAGAATCCAAGAATTCGCCCCTTCCATTTGATCGTGGTCACGTCATCAACTGACGGACCTACACCTGAGCGCGTGTGTATCATCTGCCGGTTATCAAGCATGAATCCGACGTGTATCGGGTTGCCTGCTACTGACAGCAGTGCAAAGCAGCCGCGCTCTGGACTCGTTACGCGCTCAAAGTGCTGTTGGTCATCAAGCTGCTCAGCTATAAAGCCAGCCGCGTCAGTGTCTCCACCGGGCTCATAATAAACATCGTCATAGCCCGGAACCTCGACGTCCATCAGCTTACTATAGCATATCTGGACCATCCCCCAGCAGTCAGCACCCTCCATCGAGCGCCCGCCGGGAACATAGGGGATGGCAAGAAGGTCACGAATCATTGTTTTCCCAGAGCGCCGGGAATGTTTGAGGCGTGAACCGCTCGCCCGGCAACTGAACATCCAGAATCGGCTCGACCTCCAGATCAACACTGACGCCTGATCCGCTGATGCTGAATGAGGTTGACTCAAACTGAGCCGGGCCAAACTCAGCGACGTTGGGGGCGGATGCGGCAATCACCCATAGGTTAATGACGATCCTGTCGTCTGCCAGCCTGAGCCGCCTGACGATGGCTATATCCGCTGCGTCAAAGTCGATGGTGGCCCTTGGAGTGCCCTCTGCCGTTTCTTCTGGAAGGGATAGATCAAAGCGCCCCGGCTGGTAGGTTTGGGTACTGCCCGAAACGTTGCTATCAATGGATTGCGTGTTGTTTGCGTAGTAATAAAACGTGCCATCAATATTAACTTCGATCAGCACAATTGACGGATCACCAGAGGATCGGCTGTAAATGTTCTTCAAAAACGAATCGCTATAAGGCATTAGGGTTGCTTCTCCAGAGAGATAGACAGACGCCACATATCGCCGCCCAGCGGCTTTAGGTCATAGGGCTCTGCGAACTGGTAAACAGACGTTCCGCCGTAAAGGAAGTCCGGCTTGTCAAACTCCAACCCGCCGTTGTCCAGATCATCCCGGAAAAACGCGATGAACGTATCGGCCTGGGTGCGATTGATAACATAGGACTCAGACACGTCATGGACAGCCGCCGTGAAGCGGGTTCGCTGCTTTGTCAGGCCGTCCATACGGCTTCTTATAACGCTGCTTTGTGGGATGTCTGAGAAGCTATCCATGTTCGGGGATTGTGGCAAAGATCCAGGCCAGGTAGCCATTAGACGCGCCTCCCTTTAGATTTCAGATCAAACTTTGAGCCAAGCTGTCTATCGAACTCACCTTGCATCACCTGCCTCCGTACTGTGTCGCGTATCGTGACCTGCATCTGTCGCTGACCTTCTGGTCCTGCTGTTTCCTGTGTCTGGAAATCATGCCCGGATGATGTGCTCGTCTGGTCATTGATGACAATATTTGTGCTGCCGCCGCCAACGCTTGAAGGCGTAACAACCCCTGAGCCGCCCATAGTAACAACCTCCGGCCCGTTCTCGCCGACCATGTACGAGTTGCCGCCTGTTACTGAGCCGCCCATTGCGCGGGCTCCTTGGTATTCTGTCCCCTGTATCTGTGCAACCTGCACCGCTCCCAGTGCCCCGACCGTTGCGGCCAATGCAAAGTTAAATGGCGGCGGCGCTGATGCAAGCGCGTTTGATACTGCAAGCGCTGTAGAAACTACGGCCTGAGCTGTTGCCATGGCCTTCCATGTTGAAAACTGCTTTTCTCCACCTTTTTCGGCAATGTCGGCCATGTTCCCAAAAATCTGGCCAACAGTGCTTAATGCGGTTTGTTGGTAATCGGTAAAAAGTTTAAGGCCTTGCATTTGTGGCTTAATTGTAGCGTCTGAGCCTTCTTGTGAGATTTGAATCATTCTTTCCTGGTGCTGCCTAAACGATTCCTCTCTAAGCGCTTCTTTCTCGCCCATGCTGATGTTGAAAGAATCAATCATGTCTAGCTGGTCAGCGTACCGCGTGAATTCTGCTTGCGCGGGGTTAAGCTGTGCTCTTATTGACTCAAGCGCGGATGCCCGTTCTGCTTCGGCATCCAGCGCCCCGCGTA